ATGAGAGAAAAACCTAAAAATGAAGATAAAGACCATATTAAAGAGACAATATTTCTAATAATATACACTTTGATTGGAACTTTAGTCTTAGTTTTTGGGGTTTTATTTTTGAATTCCCTTTGGCCGAAAGGATACTTATTAAACTATGATACTTGGGGAACCGTTTCCGATTGGTTTACATTTTTAGTTGCTTTGATTGGTGGTGTCTTCGTTTATAAAACTTTAGATTCTCAAATGAAGGTTCAAAAAGACCAAACTAGAATTTTTAAAATTGAAGAATTAAAATATATAAGGGAAATACGGCCTATTATAAAAATAACACATTCATTGGGAAAAATTTGGCAAGATTTATACTGTGCGCCTGAAAATACGAAGCTTTTGAGTATAGACATTAATGCATTGATTTATTCGGACAGAGAATGTAAATTATCTTACAAAATTTATACTGAGTCCAAAACAATTTTCGAAGTTTCCCCAAATTACATTTTAACAAAGGGAGAAAGCAAATATTATTTTAGAAAGCGTATTAATTTGGAAGTTAAAGATTATATTGATGGAAAACCGCATATTGAAAATCTAATGTTTAAAATAAATTATTTTGATTGTGATGGAAATGAATATTTACACACCTATGAGATAGAATTTCCTTATATCGGTGGCTCATCATATATTCAAATTAAACGTGTTTTTATGGATGATAAGATGATTAGACAATTATTTTAATTCGTTTCATCTTCTTTACCTCTTAGCCCAATTCCCTAAATACCGTTTCAATTTATCAACAATCCGCACCCCTGTATAACGTTCAACAGTCGCAACAATACCGAGCAATTCCGCAATGATAGGTATTGCAATAACCATTTTAAACAACTCAAAAGCTTCTTTAATCAGGTGCATTTGAACGCTGTTAACGGTTATTACCAATACTGAATACATAATCAATTTGACAATAAACGGCTTGGTTACATCCCAAACCTTGGTTGTTTGCTTATCCCCTTTAAAAAACCATACAGCTAAATCCATCAGATAATCAACCGAAACCAAGAATATAAGTAAAATATACAGCTCGTATATAGGTGCAAAGAAAGCAGATATAAAAAATATCAATTTGCTGATTATTGAAGAAGTAAAAAAGGAGTTCAAAATCTCTTTTATAATTTTTAAAATTCCCATCTTTTAACCTCCTATCTTAATATATTTGATACCATTGTTGATGGTAATATCATTGGCGTTGTATTTAGCTAATGCTTGGTTAACTGACAATCCAAATGTCTTTTCAAAATGCGGTGAATCTTTAAAGCTTCGAAAATCTCCACCCCAAAACCAACCTTTACTTTTGAAATAATTGACAACTGTCATAAAATACTTGTCTTCATCCCATGAAGCTGTGTCAAATGTGCCGTTATTGTCTTTATCATATAGAATTACAATGTCGAATGCTAGCGAATAGTTGTGCCATGAGGTGCCACCTTTTGCATTGGTAACTATTTTACCTGCTTTTGTGCGACCTTGCGCGTAAAGTTCATTTTGTTCTTGTATGGTTCTTAAGGTTTGAGTAAATCTCAGTCGTACACCTTTAGGTAATTTGGTATTTATTTCAAGATATTGGTTAGTTAATTCCGTCCTCAATAAAGGGTGCATTAAATCTATTCTTTCAAGCGTAATATTATCCGCCCATTGGAGTCGTTTGTCTTCCATTTTCCAATAAATATTGGACTCGACGGTAAAAGCACGTAGAAAAGTAAAATAAATTAGTTTTACTTATAAAAGGTAGATTGCCGTCTAAAACGGGCTGCATAAGAAGCTATACAAGCCATTATTTACAACATTTAATATCATTAATCCATCTAGATACAAAACCCCTTAAAAGGCTTTATTTATCTTTATATAGAAAGGGGTAAAAATTGATTGGTAATAAGGCTAATTATTTGATTGTTTCAACGGTTAAAAGCTTTTCAATTGGGGTATCTAAAGCTTTTGCAATGGCGAATGCGGTACTAATTGAGCAATTTACAATTCCTCTTTCAATGGTGCTTATCGCTCCATATTCAACATCACACTCCAAAGCTAATTCATTCATTGTCAAACCCTTTTGCAAACGGAATTTTCTCACATTTTGACCAAATGCTGTTATCAATTCTTCGTTCCTTGGGTTCTTCATCGCCATTAGAACAAAAATTGCGATAATATATTTTGAACTATATACGACATGTCGTACATTTGAAATTAAAATTTAACTTATATGAAGAGAATAATATTATCCTACACGCTCGTTGGAGTCGTGTTCTTACTCGAATCATGCTCAAAAAATAATCCACAAGATTTAGCAAAAGAAGTATGTGATTGTTATCGCAAAATGGACCAGATAGCCAATCAAACAGGAAGATTAGAACAACTAGCTCGTTGCCAAACACTTCAACAGTCCAATATGGCAACTCTTGAACGAGTTGGAGTAAATAAAAATTGGACAGATGAACAAGTAAAAACAGCTCGAGACCAATTTGATAAAGTAATCGAAAATTGTAGCAATAAATAATATGGAACTTTTAAATAACGAAAACGAGCTTTTGACAATCCAAATCAATCACGAAAGATTTAAGTTAACAGACAAAAGACTGCTATACAAAAATGGCTCTCAGGAAGCATTTATTGGTATAAATGAGATTCGGGGTGCAGACTTGACGGAACAAGAAGGCAAGCAATATACCTACAATTATAGCTCGTCCAAAGTCGCTATAGGTACAACTGTGGTGGCTTGTCTAATTACATTCGTATACAATGTTTTAGTTAATGACGATGGGGGTATCAGTGGCGCAATTGTTGGTTCCATTGGGGGGAGTTTTTTCGGAATTTTCTACGGTATTGCAATTGGTGCCGTTGTAGGTTTAATAGCTTATATAGTCCAAGAACTAAGTGCCAATAAAGTCAAAATGGTACATTTCACGATAATACAAAAAGACGGAAATTATTGGTATGATGGACTACGAAGTGACAGCCACCGCCAAGCAATAAACAAATTAAAAGAACACATAAATTCCTATATCTACCAATAACAGAAAAGCCCCATGAAAGGGGCTTCTTTATTTCTTTGAGACTGTCCAGTTTAGAATCCTGCCCTACATTTAAAAGGCTGTCCAGTTTCTTCCCCTGTCTCTGATATTTCGAATATAATTTCTAAATTAAAAGGTTAAATTGAATTTAACCTTTTTCAATTCTTCAAGCTTTCCTGAAACGGTAACTACAGACTTAATTTTATCCAATTTTTTATTAATTGTATATTTTCCACCTGTGTTAGGTTCAATTAATTCCACGATTACTTTACGATTTTTCATTTTGCTTACTTTTTATAATAAATCCATTAAAATATCCATTATTATTAAACGGAACAGTTCTTAATACATTATCTTCAAATACTGCACCAAAAATATCAAATTTCTTTGATATTTCATCATATTCTTTTGAAATAGCCATTCTATATAATCTTGTCCTAGAATCTGTACTACCACTAAAGTATATGATACGCTCGGGATATGTTTCATTAAATAAATACGCAGATGAAGCAACTGTTGCTAGAATCATCTCCATATCACCATTTTTACTTTCTACCTTATCGTCAATTTCTAATTTACCAGTCCCTTCATTATACCCCTTAATCTCCCCAAAACATAAATTATAAATATTGTGCTCCTCATTAACTAGCTCATATCTAATAGCTTTTTCAATTTCGCCTTTCCCTCCAACACTTTTAAAAGTGAAATCGACACTATCAGAACTCGAATTGAAAATATATTTTGGATAATTCATTTAAATATAAAAATTAATTCACAAAAATACAAACTTTATTGATATTTAATAAAACAAATATCTTTAATATTTTCCACCTATTTTGGTAAAATATTTAAACAATTGTTTCTAAATGATGAAAATGTTACAGTGAAAACATTACCGCTACACATATCCCCGAAATTGTCACTAAAAGGTACAACCGAAACATTACCGTTAATTTCTAAATCATCATGGTTTTCGAGGAATTTTAAAAAATCTTGTGCTATCTCATTGGTAGCATCAATTACATCAAATTCCGTAATCTCATCGCTTAAGTCCATTATTGCGAATTCCCAAATCGTTGCATTATTATTACCTGCATTAAAATTTGATTTCACGTATTCGAAGTTCAACAATGGGTATTGAAGTTTTTTGTAAGTTGATAGCTTATCAGTATCTCCAAATTTAATGTCATTGACCATCGGATGTTGAGCAAAATATTCTTCAATTATTTTACGGATATATTTAAGATTTCTAACCATAGTACCCCCTTCTGTAATAGTTTACTTTGCTCGCTCGCTCCTTATAATATTGGGTTGAATAGTCAATATTATCACCCAAATAGATATTCATCGAATTAAATGTACTGTCAGCATCAATTGATGTATTTGTTGTTTCATCATTGTCATTCGTAAAATATTTGATAAGGCGTGTCTTATAACCATCCATTTTTTGTTTTACTGTCTGGACCGCTGAATCTTTGTCTTTTATCGGCAAAGCTGACAAGGTTGCATCAGTTGAAACGTTAATACCCTTATTGTTAATTTTTAAGTGCAAATAGTCGATTGCATACCCTATAGTCGCATAAATCAAAAACGGCTCAATGACTTCATCAAGAACATAATTATCTGTTTCCGTTGTCGTATCTTCTGCAATTTTGGTTCTCATTGATGCAATATATTCGGCACCAATTAAAGGCTCCAATTCTAGGTCAGTTGCTTCATTTAATGCTATCTGTAATATATCTTCATCTATATTAGATGGTAATACACTATTGTTTTTTATGCTTTGTATACTTATTAAATTTACTTTTTCCATATTAGTATTAAGGTTTAAATACCCTCACTGGTTGCCAAAAATGGCGACAATGTTTGTTCCGAATACCAGTTTTCTTATCCAGCCAATAGCCCCCGCAATGCTCCATTACATTGTAACCGAATGCAGTACTAAATTTTTGAATATCCGATGCACTGAAATACTTGTTAGAATTAATTACAGCTTCACAAAAGTGACATGTAGTTGGAATGATTGTATTGCCCGATGCTTCATCCCTTTTTTGATAATCATACCATACCTCAATTTTATTAGCATTGTTAATGCCCGATGGTGCAGTATGAATTATGTTACTTGCTGTATTGATTTTTGCACTAATTAGACCTGCATTTTTAAGCAACTCTATAGCATTTTGAACATCTTGTTTGCTTACATTTTGATTTAATTCCTTACCAACTTTTATTGCAATCTCATCAAGTGTCATACCCTCAATCTTGTTATCTAAAAGGTATTCTTCAATTGAATTGTAATTACTTGCAAAATGATAATGTCCACAACCTGAAAACTTAGCTTTACCGATTAAAACAAAATCCTCTTTCGCTGTACCTAAATGCTTTACCTTTTCAAAATCTTCAATAGTAGCTGAATAAGATTCTATTTCATCATCATCTTTTTTTTTATCAGATGCAAAAGATTGAGTTGTGGTTAGTAACGTATCACCATCAGGCAATGGTTCTAAACCTGCTTCGGAACGCAATTCATTTACGGTCATTATCTTCTCTTTAGTCGCACTATCCAATTCAGGTTTGAAAAGTCTTTCTTTGTCTTTTAGGTCAATTATTGGTAATCTGTCGTCTGCTTGAAATAGCTTGTTGAATGCGTTAACAATTTCTATACGCTTATCTTTAACATAATTGTTTTTAAATAATTGATAGGCGTTTTCTAACTCGGTGGCATTGCCCAGACTTCCTTCTTTTTCAATTCCGAAAAGGATTGAACTAGTCGCTTGATGTGCAGATAGAATATTGCGTTCCGTTTTTTTAATGACCTCGATTAGTTTACTTGCATAATCATCTGCTTCTATGGTGTCAATTGCCATCGGTGTACCTTGTGGTGCATTAAATTCAACAAGTAAATTTTCACCATCAGCACCACTGAATATGTCACGGAATTTTTTAGTAATTACTCTTTGTTGGTCTTCTGATACCTGACCGTTAAAAGTCTTGATAACTTTAGTTAATGAAAATCCGTTCGCAACGTTATTTTTAAACAAGGTTGTGACTAACATATCAGTTACTGCACTTTCAATACATTTATAATCGGGTGTTGAATAGGTATTATTTACCGATACATTGTAAGACGAAAAGTAAAACAATTTAGGCTCTGTAGTCTCATTCGATTTTGGAAAATACTTTGGGTAAGACAATACAGTCCTTGGTGTGTTTTTCCAATCTTTATTTACAAAGAATGTGGTTTTGCTATTATTTAACCTAACATGATGCAAAGGCACATGGTAGTAATTATACGGTTCCCCCAATTGATTAAAAGTAACTTCAACAGCAAAAGCATTAAAGTAAACTAAATCATTAATACATTTTTTTATCAATTCCGATAGCGAATCATCTTCGTTTACTCTAATTTCATCTAAAAACTCCCCTGATTTTCTATCAATTAGACCATCACCAAAGATATAATTGGATTTTGAGTTTAATATTGAACCGTGCAACGATGATTTGTCAGCGATATCAATTAAAAAATTAGGGTACAAGTTATCTTCTCCCCAGTTAACATGTCTATCAGCATTATTTTGCTTTGGCTCAGTTGGCAATGGTGTAATAAATCTTGCAAAATTTTCTACTTTATAATTTATATGGTTATTTTTTTCGTCCATCAATCACTTTTCTTACTTCTGTTGGTCGCTCAATAGCAACTTCTTTGTCTTCTCCGATGACTCGGATAAAACCGCTATCAACCACGCTATTATTATAGATTAGTTGATACCTATATTTTCCTTCCTCTACACCTTCAAATCCTTCTTTAACCTCAATAAATCGCTCCGTTATTTTGGTTGGAATAATTGTAAATGATGATTCCTTATTCGATGCTTCTTTGGTTAACTTCAATGTGACTTCCCCAATTATAGTATAGGGTGCGACATTGAAGAACAAAGAATTTGTAAGGAGTTTTTTATCTATAATCATCTTCTTTTTGAATAAATATTGGCTCAATAAAAAAGGGGACTTGAATAAGCCCCCTCGAATAATTAAGTAATGAATGATTTTAAAATCTAATTTGGGATTAGATTAATGTTGCGAGAATCGTTTTGTCTAATTCAGGTGTTGGAGCGTAAATCTCCCCAGAAAAAGATAACGTTCTGTTTAAATCTGTTGCGCTGATTGTGCCAACACTTTCTTTTAATTGAACAGTTCCATCAAGGCCACCAACAACATAAGAGCCATTAGCTAATTCAATTATGATTGAAACAGCTTGACCGAGCAAGGAAGTAACAAATTGATTTGCTTCTGCTGAATAACCAACCATTTGTGCAGTATATGCAAACGTTCCGCTTATAATGCCGTTATCACCGACTGTAATAGTATCGGTTACATTATTTTGTTTATTTTCTACTTCGATTTTCACGAATTTCTTTGAAGTCTGTAAACCGACTTCGCTCACTTTGCCTGCTGTAATGGAATATACAGAGGTTGAGCCTTCAACATTTTTTAGGTCAGAAAAACTTATCATGTAGATATTTTTGGTACCACCAATTAACTTTTCTCCACATTGCTTTATGTAACCAACCAGACTGGAATTGCATGCCATATTTTTAATATTTTTATAAAAAAAGGTGGTGATTGTTATTGCACCACCTTTATAATTTCATTTGTTAAATAGCTATTACGCTACGTCTAAAACACCAATCTCTTGCTTGTAAATCGCTGTTGCACCTAACGAGAAACGAGCTTGTACTTTTACTTCATCGTCATCTTTTGAGTACCAATGTTCAAGCTCTGTAGATTTTAAATCACCGCCTGTTTGAAAATTCCTTGCACGTCCGTAAATAACTTTATTAGTCCCATTCAAGCCATTAGCGATTTGGAAAATTGCAGTAGTACCAAACAATGTGTTATCATCAGTAGCTTGATAGATGTTCTTTCCTGCCAATACTGCTTTGTATTTATCATACACTTCTTTACCTAAAAAGATTCTGAAATCCTCTTGGTCTCTTACCTCAATTGGCATAGCCAAATAAGCGTTTTGCAATTCTGCAATAATATCAGCACCTGTAACTGTCGATAAATCAAAAGTTCCTGTTGCTAACTGCTTTAAGAAACCATCAATAAATTTCATGTTACCTGTTTTTGTTTTATCGCCCTGCCAAACTAATTTTTCAATTTCAGCTTGATTTTTGCTAGCAACATCGTCACCGATATGCTCAATAAATAAAGCATCGTCAAAGCCGTTTTCACCACGTTGTTTTGCTTTCAAGTCTTCAACAGCGTATGTTTTTACTAATGTGCGAGCGCACAAAGGGAATTTCATTGCGATTGGTTGAACTACCAATACATTTTGTGCTAATGCTACAGAACCCAATTCAGACAATTTACATGCTGAACCGTCTTGCCAAACTACATCAGTCTCTAATAATTGAATAGCTTGATTACCCATTGCGGTTGGGTCGAATGAACCTTGGTTTGTTAAAAATTCAATTGTTTTTCCACCTAAAATGGATTTAAGCATAAACTTTCTTGACTGTTCGGAAGTATATGCAGGTAAATTAGTTACGTTATAACTCATTATAATTTTTATATTTTAAAATTGGTTAGGCTAACTTTTTTGCAAGACTTGCCCATTTATCTTCTTTTACGTCCTCTGCAACCGTATTTTGCTTTGAAAAAGATGCAGGCGTATTTTTTAGGATGGTTTTAAACTCCTCGATTTTGGTATCGATTTCTTTCGCAAACTCTCCTTTCAATTCTTTGATTTTAGCTTTCAAGTCCTCAATTTCAGCTTTCAAAACATCGACTTCGTTATTATCGACTGTTGGTTCGTCGGCTAATTTTTCTTTATCCTTTTCTTCCTCGTCAACGTTTTCGATAATCAAATCAATTGCTTTTTCTTCTTCAGCTTTTTTATTTTCTTCTTCAGCAGTTAATTCTTCTTCAGCAACGTCATTTGCAACTGTGATTACTTCAGCAATTTTGCCATCAGCTACAATGAAAGAATCACCATTCGGTAATTCAACTTTTCCATCGGGTGCTAATTCTGAACCGTTAGATGTGCTTACATAAACTTCTGAACCAACTTCGTTAGATGTATATTCATATACCGTTTCACCAACAGAATCTGACTTGAAAGAAAACTTAGATACTAGAGAATCGTATTTTGCTTTAATTTCTTTAAATGATTTAATATTCATTTTGTCTCTTTATTTCCAATAAATATTGGGCGGTTGTTTTTCCTATTTTAGAGACTTTAAAGCGTTGTCAATTTCTTGTTCAAGTGTGATTTGGGAGTTAAAATTTTGGGTTAATTGGTTTATAAAATACCCCTCTACACTGAACCCTGTAAAGGTTCCATCTTTGATGAATTTCCAAAGTTTTTGGGAACTAGTTTCGTTTTTATCTAACTGTACCCCCACTATCCAAGTACCATCAGGTGCGTTAATTCCGTGCGGTGCATTTAAGCCCATAACTGAATCAACTATATAGCTTTGCCACACATGTGCATTTACAAAAGTGTCGGAATGTTGAAGGTTGATAGAATGCTGATAGCCCGAATAAAAATAGTTTTGTGCTATTGTGCGAATGGTGTCCTTTGAGAAAAACACATCATATTCTTCTTTTGTCGCTTCATCGTATCGTGGAATTATCTTATGGGGAATCATTGCTACCCCAATTAATTCAAATCGTTCTTCACTAGTTATCGCAAAGGTTTCTTTCTTTTCCTGTTTGCTAAAAGCTAAAAAAGAACTTTCAACAGCGGGGGAATCAACGATTGAAATCACATTTACGTCCATTCCAATAGAGGGGTTTATCTTTAATTCATATAGTTTTCTGTCCATATATTTTTAAATAAATATTGGTGGACAATAAAAAACCCCTCATTAAGAGGGGCTAAAAACTAATAGCTAGAAATCTTTTTAAGGAATTGATTTTTCTGTTCGTTACTTTCCAAATCACTATTTGTTATGTAAGCTTTAACAACTGTCTGTTCTTGTTGCTGTTGAATTACATCGCTTAGTTTATCGGTACCGTTTTCCGACTGCTTCAAAACAGTTGAATTTATTACCGGTGCTTGCACTGCTGAACCTAACGCACTGCTTGCATCTGCCCCTGCTCCGCTAGATGTGTCACCATCAACTTTAACGCTCATTATTTTTTTGACGGTGGCTAATCCCGATGCAATAGTAGTCGCTAACGCTACGAAGTTGAAAGGGTACGGAACATCTTTATAAGCTTTTACACCTGCTACATAAGTGTCAATTGTTGCTGTTGCTATACCTGCAACTTTTCCTGCAACGGTGGATTCTCCTAACAGTTGTTGCGCTTGGTCAGTGGCTCCTGATATTACGGAGAGATTATCAAGTTTGGCTTTTGTCTCTTCATCTAATAACTTTTTCTTAGCTTTTGCATTTGCCTTTTCTGCCTTTTGAATGGTTTGTTGATGCTTAATTGTTGCATCTTCAATTTCCTTATTGTTTGCTTCGATTGCACCTAGCTTAGCATTTAGCTCTGCTTGAACATTGGTTATTTCATTTGCATTAACCGATGGGTCAGCCATTAGTTCCTTCAATCTCGCTTGACCTTCTTCATATAGCCTTTGAATCTCGGAATTTTCAAGATTTTTAGATTCTGTTGTAATTAACAATAAAGTATCTTCGTAATCTTTGGTTGCCTGCAATTGAGCATCTAACTTTTGTTTTTGGATTTTAAAGCTATCATCTTCGTCTATTTCATTTTTGGTTGATGAGGAATTTAAATCCTTTTCGGCTTCCTTTTGTGATATAGCTAATTGTTTCAATTGCGATAAATACAATAATTGATTCTGTAATCTTGTATCCAAATCAGCTTTTTGTTCTGCTGTAGCATTTTCTTTTTGCCTATTATAACCTTCGATGGTCTCTAAATACTCTCTTGAAAAATCATCAAGGAATTGACGGCTGTTTCCCCTAATGTAATTGAAGTACTCGTCATCATATTTTTTATTGACAATATTGCGTTCTATTCGTTCCGCTTCTTCAAGCTTGGAAATATCTTGATTTAATTTCCTTGCTACTGCAATCTGTTCTTTATACTTATCTGCAAGATTTTTTAATTCTGTCTGTCTTGCATTGTGGTTGGAAGCGTAAGTTATTTTTTCGGCTTCTTTTAGGTAGCCTTTTAACTGATTTAATAGTGTATCATATTCCTGCTTTGCCTTATCTGCACGCTCTTTAGCAAGGTCATTGATTCTTTTACGCTCGGACAAAATCAATACATTACGCTCAGTATTTAAATCAATCAATTGCTTCTGTTCCTCCTCATTTAATTGTTTGTTCACTTTTGCCGTTTCGAGCAATGATTGACGTTTTAGTGAATTGCGTTTTAGTGATAATTCATAAATTTCTTTTTCTTTGTCCCCCTGAGCTTGGAGCATTTCGATTTGGGAATCAATTCCTGCCGTGATACCTTCATTCAATTTTTTCAAGCGTTCTAATTGTCGCTCAGCTTCTGAGGTAATCCCGATAAAATCAGTAACTTTTTGAATAATATTACCAATAAACTCCGCAACATCTTTAAGACCAGGAACGAGGTTAAAAACAACTTCTTTAAGCTTATCAAAATTTGCGATTAAATAAGTTAGTGCTGCCACGGCTAAGCCGATTCCAATTGATTTAAAGGCTAGACCAAAGCCCTCTGTTGCTGTTGTAGCCCCTTGCGTTGCTGTCGTTAATGTTCCTGTTGCATCACTTGCCGTTTCCGTCGCATCGGCTATATTGTTAATTGTATCGGTCGCTTCTTTTGCGGATTTAAATGATGAAATTAATGTTACCCATTGCTTACGGAATTGGTTTAATGATTGCAACCCCTGCATAACTGATTGTAATTGCATCAGTTTGGCGATACTTTCTTCTGCTCCTTTGCTTTCAATTCCCATTAGCTGTAATGCACCTGTCACACCGCCAAAAACCCCAGTTAAGTTCTCCCCTGCTTCGATGAATTTGCCCCATTTATCAGCTGATAATGAGTCTAACGCCATATCAACATTTATAACATGTTGTTTCAATTCCGCTACACGGTTCAACATATTATTAAACTCCTCCGTACCTGTTTGCCCTGCCTGAGCCATAGCATATAATCGGTCTTCCAACAACCCAATCGTTTGGTTTGTATCGACAAAACCGTCTTCCATTGCAGTAATTTGCAAGGTTAAATCCTTCGCTTCATTTGCAAGCTGTTGCAGTCGCAAAGGGTCTTTTGTGCTTCTCTGCTCGTCACGAAGCTTTGACAATAAGTCATCCATTTCATCCAATGAGAGGATTGTATTTTTTAGGTCTTTATTGTCAGTTTGAGGTTTGACTTTATTGTTATTTACATCATCGATGTTATCATTTAAGTCTTCAATGACTCTACCTACATTTTGTATTTCGTCAACATTGGAAGAGGGATTTATGATTGTTTCATTGAGGTCTTTTATTGCTTTTGTAGTTTGGTCAATCTCCATATTGACTTGCGCCAATGCATCGCCCGAAACTTTTAATTTGACCTCTTCTAGAGCATCTAATTTTTTTTCGAGTTCTTGAACTTTCTTTTCCGCTTCTGCTACATCGACGGATACGCCTAGTAATATTTCTTCTTTATTATTATTGCCTTTAATAGCCATTATGATTTTCAAATAAATATTGGCTCAATGGCTAAGGATGGAAACAAAAAAGGCTCCCCGATCAGGGAGCCTTCACATACTCTGGTAGGTAGTATATAGTTATGTATTAATATTCTGCTTTGACCGCTTCAACACCTTTCATAATGTTGAAAATCCAATCTAGGCGTTTATTATCATTTCTGACTAAAGTGTAACTAGCTAATTGACCGTTAGAAAAATTGAAATCAATAACTCCATCAGGCTCTGATATTATTCTATACGTATTATCACCATTTAGCATTTTAAGCGAATAAACAAAATCCTTACCGTAAATCTCTTTATACGCCCCTTTTAGGTTTGTGATAAACTCCTCTTTAGTATTTCCTTTTTTTATGGTGTATTCGTATTGATATGGGTCTTTATCTCCCTCACAACTTGTAAATATGGTTGTTGTTAGTCCTAACACAACCAACAATAGTAATATGGCTTTTTTCATACTGCAAATTTAATATTTTTTTATTGATTTAAACGATAATTTTTTGAAAAACAACACTCGAAAGTGACTGATTATCTGGCATATAATTAATTTTCACTATTTTATAATATGATGCTCCACTATCAGTTTCTAAATAAATCCCTCTAGACAAATCCAAATTACCTATATCAAAGGATGTTAGGTTAACTTTAGCTTCCAAAAGATGTACATCCATATTATTCTGTTGAAGAATCAACTTTTGAAAAAATGTATCAAATAATGTTGGATAGGTTTGTGAGGTCGGATAAAATACTTCAAAAGGAGTTCCAAAAGTCATATCAAATTTCAATGTACCGTCATCCCAAATAGTTGTCAATTCTCCGACTTTGGTAATGTTGATATTATCGGGTTTAAAATTATATGCATTTTCGTTTTGTTTCTTCCATTTACCCCGATTTATGTTAACCGTCTTTTGTCCTTTATAGAGACATAACCGCAACTCGGTATTATAAGCTTCTTTGTAGTTATTTTCGTCATACGTGAATAAGCAAAGCATATCCAAGTCATTTACCTTTGTTATGATAGGTGCTGAAAAAACACTTTCTACGGTCTTCTCATCCTCATTATATTCAACAATACCATCCAATTTTTTAGAGCCGTAAACCTCTTTGTATTTCTCGCTATAGGTCGTATTTAACCAATCCTCCGCTTCTGCATAAGTCCATGTATAACTTTTTGCTACGTCTGATATCGGTGTAATTTTGTAATTCGCAATATCCAATTTGCTGGTCCAATCCAAGGAGTTTGCTATTAAATTCTTCGGTAAACACTTGTCAAAATATTCATCATAGGTTGCAAAATAGATATGCTTCTCATTCTCAACTTTAGTATAGCAAACGAGATTGAAGATTTTCATTACCTCTTTTATAACATCGTACTGTTTTAAATCAGGTAAAACATAACTGTTAAACTCAAAAGTATTTCCCTCGGCTAGTTCTGTGATAGTATTGTTTAATGAGGAATTTCCAAATTCAATTATTCCACCATTCACACGGCCTGCAACATTCGATGTAGGAATTTTCCCACCGCTTGAATAGTTAACATTTGATGTATCTATATTCTTGATGTACATCCTTACACCAACATAATCACCTTCATTGACAGATAGCCTAGTTGATACAGATACATTTGTTGTCCTTTGGTCCGTACTTGATTGAGAATAATATTGTTTTCGAGATATAGAACTATTAAAAACCTCTTCGAACTCTCCATCTTGCGATTCTTTTTTTACTATGGAACAAACTAAGTCATACGTTACAAAAGCTGTTGATTGGTTATTCGGTGATTGATTTCCTAGTACCCAATTGGTAATATCTAAAACCTTAATATCTGCCTTAACATCGCATTCTTTTTGCTTCTCACTTTTGATTGCGGTTGATGATTGATTATTTGAAAAATCACTATCATAAGTGTATAGGTTAAATTTTACTAATCCTCCATCTTGATTAAAATCAACATACGGTTGAACTCCATCGACTGCACATAAAGAGTAGTAAATAACACTATTGGTAACTATTCCACTATTTGATGGAATAAGTAATTTTTGAAAAACGTTATTGAAATTCCCATCAATAGAATAAGTGTATCCCTTGCCCTCGAATATTTTTTTGAATAGAGTATTAACGAACAAAGCAGGTTTGTAATTGCGTAAATCCCATGTCTTTGTTGCTCCGTCTTCGACCTGCTCAGGCACACCACCATGACCATAATCCACTAACGGATATAAGTAACCACTTGTATTATTTAAGGAGTTTTGAAAAGTAGTTTGGTTATATGTGTGGGTCAATTCTGAAAAATCTAAATCAACTATCTTTGACTCTTTCAGCTTACTAAAGAAAGTACCGCGATAACCAACAATTACGCCTTCATAATTCACTACTCCGTTCTTAGTTTCTATTTTCAAAATCCTGAATAGCCCTTTTGATATTAACTCATCGTTTTCGTAAACTAAGCAATCTACCTGACGACCAAATGAAAAGTTCGATTTAAGTTTATGGGAATTAGAGGAGTTTGTAAATCTATCTATTGAAAATAGATAACCAAGTGCATTATTGTTGTGATTGTTACCAACTATTTTAACGGTCTTTGTTGCATTATCCACACCCTTTGTTATATCCTCTACATCGATTAATTGATATGTCATGTCGGTTACTAAACCACCATTATCTAAATCTATTTGTATTGGTTGTTCTCCCTCATTTACCAAAAATAATTCTACCATGTTTTACTTATAAATATTGGACTCTTGGAGAATACTAACATTTTTAGTAATATTGAATTATTATGGGTAATTTGGAATTCATATTTAAGGATAAACAGTACAACGTAAAAGTTGAAGTAATTGATGAAGGGAAAATTATAATCGATTACATCGTATATGGAAAAAACAATTCAAAATTCCTTTTCCAACAACAATACCATATTTGGCGGTTTGTCGATGGTGAATTGAACAAAGAATTGGAAACTATAATTTTAGATGCTTTAATTCATAAATATGAGAGCAATTTACTTTGCTTAGCCTACCACGGTGACAAACGAGAAATTATAACAGTATCCGATTTGAGCCATACAGGGCAAAAATTTGCCTACAGTTTTATGTGCAATAATAGTGATATGGGGAGCTTATATTACTGTGAAAATCAGGGGTGGGTGAACAATTTAACTCTTAAATTTTCCGCACAATGGTTCACGGCTGCTGACTTTAATATTGTCATTGAGATGCTCGAAAATAATCAAATTCCGTGGGTAAAGCCCTTTAATAAAAAAGCCCCCTCGCATTCCGAACTACGAAGGGGCTAAAAATTTCAATTTTTATGAAAGAACTTAAATTTACTAAATATATTCTTGTAAGCCAATATTGTCTTTAATATCCCAATATTTGGATAAAGTTGCATTGATATGCTCTATTACAGCAAAATAAAAAGGTTCATATTCATTAATTTCAAACTCCTTATAGACACTATTTCCATCACTATCATAAAGCTTAACTTTGGCCTGCTCCGTGCCACCATTCTTTAGATAATCATAAAGCATTTTATAGTTTTGTTGATTTTCCAACGATAACCAAACGGAATATTCATTGTATTTAAATCCCTCTCTAATCTCCTTTTCACATTCGCTATTGAGTTCGCTTAATACATCATTGGAAACTGTCTCTATTGTTGGTTTTCCTCTGTATTCCTTGTTGAACAAATAATGGGTATCGGAATTACTGCAAAGAATTTCACACACCCACAAGTCTTTGAATGGGTCGGCCAATAACAGCCCACCCATTTTTCTTTCTTCTACTTTCTTTAACATCTATTTTAATAATTATTTGGCGCAACCACTGCGATATTACCATAAAAGGCAAATCGAGGGGTAACATTTTTATTGGTCGTATATATATAGCTACTTGCCATAACACGGTTCTCAACATTATTTGATGCAAATCCTAACAAATGTCTTTCATCCCCTGCGTAATATGCAGGATATTGAAACCAACTAGCACAATAACTATAATATAACGTTCTTCTATCGCAATTCATATCGGGCAACATATCCACGTAACGACCTATTTGCAAATCTTTTACATCCTGATAATACCCTAATAATCCCCTTCTTCCCCCTTCAACATCAGTTATTGTAGCCTGAGAAGCGTTATTTGTAATACCATTGTACGTGAACGGCAATAGATGTTCTACAGCTAACCGATTTTCATACAATCCCTCATAGCCAAAAGCAACGGATATAGGAGTATTTATAAATGAGCCGTCAGCAAGTTTATAACGTGGAGAATCGGAATTATCACCGTTAGTTTCCTTCATTCCGTATGGAGCGGATGCACCGTAATTACTGAATAATAAATTAGGCTTAGTATCGTGGACATTGTAAATAAACTTAGTTTGAAAATTCCTTTCACCGTATGCTACCATATGCAAAATTTGAATATGTTTTAAGAGTCCGTATTTAGGAATTCTAAAACCTGCTCCTTTAGCATTTATTTTCGTTTCAATCTCCGCTAAGCTCAGTAAACTTGCTGTATATGTACCGCCTTTCTTAGACCTAATCACGGGGTCATTATCCGCGTTGTAACTATTTGGAAAAGCAGATAGTAAACATTCGTCGAACTTGTTCCAATCATAAACGTCACTTATATCATCGCCCTTTACTAAAGAAATAGGTGTATTAAGAGCATCGATATAATTATCAGCGTAATATGAATTACCCGATACATATAAGTATTTTGCATTTGCAGGAATTTGGCAAACAGTGTCAACCCACCAATTGGAGTTTGATGTTGAGGAATTTTTGATTTCAACTGTATCAAGTACGTTGTCATTTGCATCAGCGAATAAGCTTACTTGTGGGAACTCACTCGCGCTATATCCCATTGGGAAAGCGATAAAATTAAAACCACTTACGTCTACTCTATAAATTCCGTAATCAGTCGCTGAACCGTTACCGCTAACATTTACCTGCTTTAAAGATGCATTAATAGTTGCGTATCCTTTAGCTAAATATCTATCCGCAATTCTCTCCCAATCACCGCTATTTCTTAAGTCATTTTTCGTAATTACTTTACGTTGTATAGCTTGACTTTTTGGTTTATCTGCATTAGTAGAAAGATATATAACACTCTTTCCTTCTTTATGATTAGTAATTCCCTTATACCAATATAAAGGTTCCTTTACAAACACATCTCCGTTAGTTCCGTCGATAGTTGCTAGCGTTGTACCATCTGCATAATAGTTACTGTTGGTATCGCTCAACTGTGCAATATTCATTATACCGCCTGACATTTTACCCAAATATCTATGCCTTTTGTCCAATAAAGCTTTAAAGTGACCACTTGGAGCATACGGCAATGCAGTTGTATAACCTGTTTTATTTTCAGGATTGTAAATGTTAGCTGTTGCTACAACATCACGCATATAGATAACGCTACTATATTCTGCTTGAATGATATTTAATTCGGGGAATTGTGTTCTTAAAACTGCAATATCATCATAATATTGAGTCAATCGATAAGAGCCTACTAAACGTGCTGTAGTTACTAAATTCCCCTTATCATCAACACCACCGAGGGTTTTAAATTGATTTAAAAACTCAACATCTCCCTTCATATCAATACCCGTAACACGGATGTTGGTAATGGTCGCTATGTTAGCAAAATAGAATTGGTACCAATCAATATTTGGACAATTCGAGATAGATAACACTTGCAAGGAATTTCCTTCTGGGAATTGAATATTGGTGTTATTCAATTGAGCAACGGAGTTTAAAACTAAGCTCTTCATGTTCTTTGGCAATACCAATAATTGCAATGGCGCACCATCAGCAAATGATATTGAAGCTAAATTATTACAACCTAATGCGTTAACCTGCTCCAACCTTGTACAACTAGATAAATCAATTGAAGGTAATGCAGTATAATTACGAATATCCAAAGTCTTTAACATTGGTAACTTATTACCTACTGCAATCTCTGTTAAAGGGTATGTTTTTCCGCTCGCACCACCCAATTTTAATGTATCCAAAACAGGTAAGGCAGGCAAATTCAAATCGGTAAAACCTCCCCATTCCGACATGTCCAAACTCGACATGTATAAGCCCCCATAAAGGTGGAATATAGTACCGATGTTTGCATCATTCGGATAGGTATATGACCATTCAACACCCTTAGTAACTTTGGCGTGGGTCATAACTGTACCCTCTCTACGAACTTGAAAATAAAAATCCCTTGATGGTATAGCCTTAATTTTTGCTCCTGCATTTGAATACCCTTTCCAGGCTAAGTCAGTCAATGTATATTGGCCTGTTGAGTACTTAGCATCAAAGATATTTAGACGATTAGTTAACCACCAATGACGGTGGGATTTCCTAGAACCTTGCATTGATTCTAAGTACGAATATTTCAAATTTGAAACAGTACCACCAACGTTAACATCAATACCTAATGTTTTTGGCTTAACATATTTGTATTGTGCATCAAGATTAAAAACACGTTCTACATACTTATCAGACTGTTCTTTGTCGAACATGTTAAATATATAGTCGTTCGTCATCTTTGCTCTGATACGTGTATAAGCTTCTTGCAATTCCGTTCCAAACTCCGTCCTTAGATTATTCCAAAGCACACTATTGTGACCTGCATACGCATACACCGTATTACCGCCAATTGACAACTCCGTATCTATAGTATTTTCATCAATATCAAAATTATACTTCAACCGCCCATCGTTACGAACACCCATGATTGTATCATTATCATAAAAGATGAAATAGGCTAACATTTTATCCTTCTCGGTATCATACCAAAAGGCTAACATTTGGTTTTTTACTCGTTGGTCAACCGCCCCTAGAATGTCCGTTAAAACATAATAATCACATAGGTATTTTACATCTGCGTAATCCTTAAGCTCTGTTTTGAATTTAGGCTTATTGGCTTGTGTGGCCTTAACCCACTTAACAAAACGCTCTAAATAAATAGGCTTCTTTGTTCCATCTGAATAGGTATCTTGGTTATCGGGGAAACGAGCTTCGAATACTCTAGTCCAATTCGGTACTTGTACACCGTCAACATCAACTTTCACGTCAAAATCACCATCTAAATAACTACCCATTGGGTAATCATTATTAAGGAACTCCCAACATTCTGTTGGATTAGTACCCCCAAATTTTGTCTGTATCCATTGTGTCGGTGTGATTCCATCAGCTTCAACATGGTAATTAGGAATATTTAAAAATCCGAAAACTTGTTCCGTTCCCTTGTCGTTGTTCATGTTGAACTTTCCGAGGAATTTAGGTACATCGTTTACAGTTGCTCGATAGAACAAGTAACACGGCTCTCCGTCAACAGTCGTGCGTACATCGTAGGCGTAATCATTTGGAACTGCCTTTTGTGGCGGTGTCTTTTCTCCAATGCTTGTTAAAGTATTATGGATTATTCTCGCACCCCCTGTATTGTGACCGCTTGAAGATTCCGCAAAGTCAGCTTTCAAACACCATAAATCGACAGGAGCAGGAATTTTGCCCGAATCGGATTTTACTTTAAATGAGAACTTAGCTGTAGTTTGTAAAACTCCTCCATTCCCCTGAGCATCCACCCCTAAATAAAACTGACCTGCAACTTTAGAGGAGTTTTTAAATGTGACTTTATAGTTTTTTGTTGGGTACGCTAATGAGGACGTACCTTGCAATTGAATCGAGCCACCTACCAATTTAAAATTCAATTGTGGTTCACTCTTTTTAATGTGCAAAATCTCAGTAACGTTATATTTAGTTTTCTTGTTATTATTAATGGCTGCTTGCAAAACTGTTGGTACTCCATTCGCTTCAACTCCTGTAATAACCATGTAACGCATATCATCTGCAACGTTGTCAACCGTGATTTCACCATTACCGTCAACTATGGCATTTGCATTGTACTTACTTACAATGTCATTGACGTTATCCAAATCAACTATATATAAATCCAATGCTTCACTATCGGATAAATAACGATTATACAACCTAGTTGAATAAACTTCTAACGTTGCACCATTACCGCCCAAAACAATGTTAGATGGAATAGCTTGATATATTGAGTCGGAATTTGACATTTGTACACCACCTGACATAATACCATTGATGTACAGATACAGCATTGAATCATTAAGCTTTTCATAATCTGAGGACGTAGGAGAAACAAACGGAAAGGATACAAACGTTATATTATACACCTCATTTGGCGCTAACTTCATGCTTACAGTTGCTTTGCCTTTTGTTTGCATCAATGCCTGCGTTGCAGTAATTACAAAGCCTGTACCGTCAGCATCTAAACACCTTATCATTTGTGAATTGTCATCAACAACATCACTAGTTTTAAACTTGATTTGATACGTAAAGGAGTTGCTGACCACTGCGTTACCTGCGTTTAAAGCATTATAATTAATCGTGGCTCTGCCATTGTCGGACAACCTTAAAGCATTATTTAACCAACCATCACCACCGAATTTTACACCGCTTAAAGTTGCTGTTATTTGGCTGTTGGTCGAATTCCAAGTATCTTTATTTACGTCGTTATTTGTTCTCCCAGAAGCAAGGAATTTGAAAACCATATTATCAGTTGGTTCCGACAGATTGATGTTCGAGTTACTTACAGATACATTAAATAAGTATTCAATATTTCCTGTTGTAATCTTAGCTACATATTCGCCTGCTGATATGCTTTTATTGGTTACTCGTTGACTTGTAAAGCCTACGTTAGCACTTGAAATCAATGCACCATCAACAATTACATTCACTAATTTTGTTGGCTTAGAGGGGTCATATACTGCATAATTGATAGTGTAATCCTCAAATTGCTTTGCAACAATTGACGGCCTTTGATTTGCTTCAATGATACGTCCATCTAAATAATTATATCTCGATGCAACAACGGGCGTGCTATTATTAGCTTCACGAATAATCAAATCATAATAGATACTATTGGATAAGATAGTCGCGCTAACAACGTCCAACTCCGCAACAATTTGTACATTAATATTACCATGCGAATAGCTTGCTGTAGGAATTAATATTGTACCTGTTGCAGTCGATTGTGTTATCGTCCTTGTCTCATAAAGCGAATTATTTACATAGGTTTTTAAGGTCTTGTTTCCTGAACCTTGTAAAGAGAAAGGCACATAAATAGATGTTCCTTTATCGTAGTATTGAGCAATATCTAATGAGGAATTTAGAACCAAATTCACCACCAATACAGTATATGTAATCGTTGATACTTGGATTCTCTCACCTGTATTTACCTCCGCTCGGATGGTAATCATGTTATTACCAAGTCCCAATAAATCGGTAACATCTAAATTATTTATTGTACCTGAATTTACTACTGATTCTATTGTGTTGGATACTGCACCTGCTGTAACTTTAGCCGTTATCTTTGCTGGGTTTCCCGTACTTACATTGGTAGTTGTATCGATGTGGTCATATTGATATTGTAAGATAACTTCATCACCTTTTTTAATTGTACTATTTTGGCTTAACTTGGTTAATACAACTTTGGTTGTGGTTACTTCTCCACTACCTCCACCGCCTGCAAACTCCTCTGTGGTACTTAAAATATCTCCATTCTCATTTAGTAATGAGATAGAATAAACTTTATCGTCTCCTTCACCCACGGTTGCCAATGATAATTGCGTTCCATATTTAGCATCTAATTGATTGAATGCACTTGCAACAGCACTAGAGCTAACGGGGTCGGTACTTGCAGGGTTGATAGTTTGCTCAACATTTATATTTACATCAATATTAACATTACCACTATTATCAGGCTCCACAACAGCATTATTAACCGAAACAGATTGTACAGGAGCTTTAGGAATTTCTATTGATATTTTTCCATCAACAGGAGCAACATTTTCACCGTTTACATCAATTGTTTGAATGGGTGCATCAGGAATTGTAATTGCAACATTGCCCTCAACATCGGGTGCAACATCATCACCGTTAACACTGATACTTTGCACCGGTGCTTTAGGAACAATAACCTCTTTATACTCCCCCTTTTCATTGAGGAATTTATTGCTATCTCCTGTTGTATCAACTTTGATTTTAGCTACTTTGGCTTTCTCCTCGTTAGAATAATCATTTGTTGATAGCTGTTTACCTGTAACCTTATCAACTTTGTTGTTTAATGAGGTGTTTAATGAGGTGTTTAATTGGGTATTTGTTGGCAAGCCTTGAAGCTTGGTTATATCGCTATCAAGCACCAAACTTTTATTATTTTCTTTATCGACTTTATTCTTTACTACATCACCGACTTCAATAAAAAAGGGTTCACCTGTAACACCATCAGCGGACATTATTTTGTCCGTGTTGTTAACCGTTGTTTTCTTATTAAAATCCTGTGGAAACTGCTTCTTATTTGCCATTTTTCTAATCTTCTTTGAGATAAATATTGGCGCATAAAAAACCCCTCTTAAGGTTTGGGTGCCTTAAAAAGGGGTCAACTTATAAGTATTATGTAAGAAGAATTTAATATTTCAGTGTTACGGAATTTAGCCAATTATCTATTACAAAATCCCCTGTATTCACTGCTAGATATAAGCTTGAATCAGGATTATTGTTAAGGTCAATATCATTTGCATTGATAACTGCATTGAGCTTCTGAATGCTAAATGGAGCCGTATATTGTAAATCCAATCGGTTACGCTTATAACCGTTCAAATGCTGTTGCATTACCTTATAAATCTTGTTGTCTATTGTGATTTCAACTAGAAACTCCTCAACACCGATATATACTTTATTCGAGGTAATTACCTCCTTTGCAAGGTTGCTTTCATAATCGTCTAAATATCCACTTGAAGCTGCGTAGCTATATGTATTATTACTGTTGATTACATCTTTATTGCCAAAGAATTTGCCGTCTTGACTGTACATATTGTTGCGTGTATTCGACCTATTGATATAGGTCTTGGACGTTGTTAATGTCTCAGTAGCGTTATTAACTATTAAAGAATCAAATCCCCCGAAAGCGTTTTTATAGATGATATTACGCTCCCTTAATTGACAGCTTTCAATCATAGAATATATACGGCTTTCGCTTACTTCATTATTCGAAGAATCTAAGATAACAATCCTATACGTGTGTGTAATGCTCGCTTCATCCGTGCCTTTGATAGATGGATGATTTAATATTATCAAAGGTGACACATTTAAGTTAATCACATTTTCAGATGCTTGTCTTTGAATAGGTATTGAAACATCTAATAGCAAATCATTATCACCATCGTATAATGATACTTTTAATTTTTGTCCGTGTCTATTGGCATCAAATATTTTTAAAAACTCCTTTTGCTGTGTGGTAATGGTTTTCACCGATTGTTGATTAGTAAGGAATTTTGCTTTGGGGTCTGTATTGCCTGGACCTTGATATGGTTGAATATTATATTTGTTCTCAGTATAACCATAAAAGTCTATTACATTCTCCTCCGACTCAAAGAAGTACTTTGCGCTTGTTGTAGAATCTCCTGCTGTAATATTCCCTGTTAATGGGTCATTTAAAAACTCCTCTATCTTCAAATAATATTCAGGCAAATTACTCAATGCAATAACCTCATTATTATTTACTAGCACCGATTCTGCTAAGTTTTTAAGGACATTAGAAACATCGACAGATAGGACGTTATTAAGGGGTTTTGCAAATACTTTTTTCTTTGCTATAATGTCATTGCTCTGTGCCTTAGTCATTGTCAGCACGCAATAAATTAGATTAGGATTGTCACTTTTAAACATCCAAGTATTTAAATTTCCATTTGGGGAAATCTTATGTGGTTCATTTAGTATTGTTACCATTTATATTATTGTTTTTTATGTACGTTATTTCCGTACTTGTCGAAGATTCGGAATTTTATTTGGTCTCCTAAATTCTGTTGAATGCGTGTATTCAATTCTTGCTTTAGCCAATCAACATTCCAATCCCAATAATTACCTCTACTTTGAAAACCCTTCTTATAAATTGTTGCTCTTATCGCATAAGCTAATTGTGTTATCTTCTCGTCTGTGGTCATATCATCGAACGCACTATCTTTAAAAAAGGTAGAATTTCGGCTAGTTATTAATTGTCTGTTCTTAATCCAATCTATGAAAACTGAAACAGGGGGCTTAAACTCTTTATAACTATGTACCGAACCGTTGTTTTGTTCAACGCCATTAACTCCCCTTGCCTGTACAATAGTTGCCAAGGTGCCTAGCACCTCGATTTCATTCAAGCTATTGACCTTAATAGAAAGTTCTTGTGTTGCACCTGTAAGTATGAAGTTATCAATTGAGTTCATACCCTCTTTTACTCGCTCGATAAACTCCGCTACTATCTGCTCTAGGATGTTCATATTAAAGGAAAACGCTCCTTTATCTTCACCCACCGTTGCAACAAGGTTATCAATCAAACTATTGAATTGTGCTTTTTTACTTGCTTGCTTTAGACTTTTTGCCATGATTATAAATTTTAAAATTCCTCATACATTATAATTTTTATAATGAGGGGTTTTACTTCTTTAGAATATTTACTTTGTCCTTCAACAATGAACTGTATACGAACACATCAACGGCAAACATTTTCATTCCTTGAATCATATCGATGAATAAGTATTCACACACATTATGTAATAATTCAAAATACCCCCAACGCTTATAAAACTCCTTCTTTAAATATTGCTGTGATGCTTCTATTGCGCTTTGTGCTTCTTCTTCAACTTCTCCATCAAAGAGGTTTCCAAAGCTTTTAAATAATCGGTCAACTGATTCTCTAGCACAAAAAAAAACCTATTGGCTTCTGCCATGTTCATTTGGTTCTCTATGTTGTCAATAGGTTCTTTCAATAATATGTTTATCATTTCAGGCCAATTAGATATATTGTTTTGTTCTTGAAGGTTCATATATTTCAAAAGGTCTTCAAATATGATTTGGTCGAAATCCTTTATCAACTCCTCGTCAATCTGTGCTGTCGTATTAGATTCGTCGTTCTCGAACGCATTAAACCTTTCAGCAACTTTAAAATAATCGACCTGTCTGAATCCTTCAACGTCATAAAGCTGTACTCCAGTAAACACATAGAAATATATATCTAGCATGTTTCTGTATACCTTTTCAAAATCATCGGTTCCACCCAATTGTTCAATTAGATTCCTGAATTGGATATATTGTTTAAGGGTTATATCAGCCCATCTAACGGGGAGTTTATTTAATAATTCTTCTTTTGTAACCATTACTTTTTTGATAATAAATATTGGCTTACCAACCGTATTTTGATAGTGGATTATCATTGACTAAATATTGCACATCAGGAAGGAATTTATTACATAAAGCCAAACTAACAACGGTGTCATCATGACAACCCTTAATAGCATTATACGTTACGTGTCCACCTTTCATTAGTTTATATTCAAATGTTGAAAGCTCGTTAGCTGTAATCTCATTGAATTTTAACTTGTCCTTCTCTAATGCTAAAATCAATTCCTTTATCAATTGTGGTTTGCTTTGTCCTGTGAATGTGAACCCAATTAAATTTAAAACCCCTTGGTTGATTAGATTATCATATACCACCTTACCAACTCCAGTAATGTCCATTACCTTCATTATATTTTGTGGTAACGCTTTAATCTTCTCTTCAACAATCACCCAATCATTGGATTGAAAATGTACGTGGTCAGTCATTTTGCCACTTGCTGACATGAATGAGATTGATGTAAAGTCAGTGGTTGATGCTACGTCTATACCTATGATTGCCGTCGGCTCCGTGCTATACTCCGCTATGGTATTACGTGTTATTACATCAAGCGATACGATACCATTTTTATTACTTCCTGCAACTGCTAAATACTCCTGATTAAAAGATTCGGATGGTAAATCAGCCTTTGCATTGTCAATTTCTTTCGGGTCAATATGTGGATTGTCATAGGTTGTAAATTGGAAATTCCTCCAATCTCTATTATCTACTGCTTTCTTTGTTAGTTCAAAAAAGTAATCCTTACCCCTCGGTGTACTTATGAATAATGCTTTGCCTTTTGTCTTAGTCAATAACGGCCTTAAAGCGTTCTTCCAACCCTCTTCTAAATCCGCAATAAATGATGCTTCATCTATTATCAATACATCATATTCGCCCCCTCGGAGTGCATCTAAATTCTCACCACTAAAAAAACTAATGGTGCCACCCGAAATAAATTCGACTGTTAAATCACTCTTATTTGCTTCATAAATTCCGCTAGGTAACTGATTAATTATCTCTTTAAAAAACCTCTTTGCTAATCGATACTGAGGAGTTACATAAGCTATGTGTTTGCCTTGTACTCCCTCTATTATGCTAATCGTTTTTGATATGAGGGATTTGCCCCAACGACGACCACAACACATTGTAATAAAGCGTGTTGTTTTAAAAGCATCAAGAACTATCTGTTGTGTTTTATGGGGCTTTGGTAATCGGAGATTTATATTATTCTCCATCCTCTAATTCCTCGTTATCGTGAGGGGTTTTTAATTCGATTGCATCATCATCCCATGAAATATTAATCTTTACATCGCCTTTTATTTCATTGGTATTTTCATTTTTAGTCGAACTTAATTTGGGCTTTATATAATTCATTAGGTCGATGTAGACTTGAAGTCTGCGTGAGGAATTTACTTGTTGAAGGTCATCAATAATATTCTCCGCCAAAGCATCCATAACCATTTCAATAGTGGCTTTGGTTCTTGCTGTTACTTTGTTCAAAGTCCCCTTTGGTTTTCCTTTAGGATTTCTTACCTCTCCTTTTTTTATTGATGTTTCATTCTTCTTTTGTGGTTGTCTTGTTGCCATTTTCCCATATTATGCCATTATTTTCTTGGCATCTCCACCAATAAATATTGGCACGCACTAGAAATCTATTTCACAACATTTTTCGCAAAAATCTGACACAACCGTAGAATAATATTTCGTAAATTGCATTATTAAGAAATTATATTTTAAAAAATTATGGAAAATTCAGAAAGGAACTTCGAAGTGTTCAGTGTAGAAATAGACAAAATTGTGTTTTTAGAATTGGATAACCACATCTATTATACAGCGGAAAATGACACAGATGGTATAAGACTTTATAACCGTAATAACGAGCGAATACCAAATCACACTCCCTTTGGTACAGTCCTTTATTCTTATGCAAAAAAAATATTTGACGAACAAAAAAAGGATAGCAATTAGCTATCCTTAAACTTTCTCTCTATTTCCGATTTAACTTTGTTTCTAAAGTTTTCATTCAACATTACTTTTTACCCTTTCTTCTTGTTGTTACTTTTGTCGGCTCTGGCACCTCTTCTTTGGTGGCATTAGTAAACTCCTCATCTGTGGCATTCTCGATTATTTCGAACATGCCCCCTACCATTTCAATTTGGTTCAATTGTTTCTCCTGCTTATTAAGTCGGTCGAATACAGGCAATAAGTCACTGAGAAAATTCCTTATACAACCACTGCACGAATCAATTTTCAATGGGTATTTTACTGTGGGATACGCTTCTTTAAGTTTGCCCAAAATCACGTTTAATTGCTGTTGTGTAGCGATGTTAATCATTAAATCACCACCATCTTTAAAGGTCGTTAAAACTCCTTGTATTTTATATATTTCATTTAAAACTTCTCTTTCTTGAATTGTCATATTTTATTTATTTAAATCGTTTTTTATACGGTTACATATTCCGCTAATTTCATCAAAAATCTTTTTATAATGCTCTTTATCTGCATTCGTATATCTTCCTTTTTGTCCTGTTCCTTTTTTGTTTAAGTAACTATAAAAAAGTTCTTTTTCTTCCTCTGTCATCATATTGATGAACTTGTCGCATGTTATACCATATTTAGTTTCAAAGGGGTTAACCTCAATATCTCCAATCACATATTCCCCTTCTATGTCCAAAAATTCGTTGTGGTTAACACGCTGTGTCTCTCTATCCAAAGTGGTCGAAAAGAGCTTATTTTTCTCGTAGTATGACTTTGCCTTTGGATACTTTTCATTAACATCTCTAAATAGATGCCTTTGCGCAATAAGGCAAATGGTTGCAGTTAGCTTTTTGGGATTGTCTAAAAGTTCTACCCATTTCTCCATTTTAATTAAATGAACTTCTTTGAATAGTTCGTTGTAATAGTCATCCATTTCTTGCTCAATAGCCTTGTCTTTAAACCCCTTCATCTTTAGCCATCCACTGATATAAGCTTTGATGGGATTATCTTTGCATTTTGATTCCTTGCCCATATACAAGCCCTGATAACGGCCTGTGTGGTACAATTCGGTTATTGCTTCTTCTTTTCTTTTTAGTATTTGTTTATCAAATTCCTCTTCTTTATTATTATCCAACCTATTTATTACTTAATCCGAATTGGAAGCACATTTTTAATGCGTTCCATAATATCAGCCACATATGGAGCCGATAGCGTTACAAAGAGCCAATTAATGATTGGCATCGGTTGTAAATTAAATGTTCCAATGAACACACAAATCCAAAATGCTAGGCAAAAAACACAACTAAATGGCTTCCCTAATCTATCCAAGTAACTATATAATGGAATGGATGTTATCATGTTCACAACCATACCAATTACAATACTATATCCAATTATATCCCACATATATTAATCTTTAAATTTCTTCACGAACTTGTTAACAAAATATTCTTGCCCCAATGGCGTTACCATGCACGTGGCGTTGATTCTCGTTGCTTTTTTATAAGTATCGGTGTATGTTGAATACTTGATTTTGAAAATTCCTCTATCAATATATGTCTGTGCAGGAAGGTTATATTGCTCCCGACGACTTAGCAAATAGCCGTTATCTCGGAGTATTGAAAAGAGCTTATTTTGTCCAATACTTTTGCCTGTAGCTTGACTGATTACCTTTGCAAGTTGACCTATTTGTACATCAGTTTCAGCACAAACAATTGCTTGTGCAAAAACAACTTTTGGCTCCTGGTCCAATATGGTTGACTGCAATTTTTTGTTTACCAATTGGGATTGATATACTTGCTTTTCTTTTTCCTCAATCTGCTTTGTCTGCTGTTCTAACAATAGCTGTTGTTGCTCGATTTGCTCTGCTTGTTGGGATGCAAGTAACAAGGCACTTGATAAGGTAGTAGGAATTTGGAATTGATTAGACTTGTTCTTCTCATAATCAATGAAATATTGTCTAATATTCATTCCTTGTTCTGTCCGTTGAATCATAGCAATATGTTTTGCCATATCCAACGTAATTGCGTAATCTGTAACACTTTGATTATCAGTACTCAATTTTGAGTAATCAATATCTTCTTTAAATCCATATTCAGCCATTCGTTTGAAAAAATCAGTAAAGCGACTTCCAACCTCTAGCCTGTTATATAGTTCCCTTGCGCTTACTACTTCAATACCATTTTCATTTTTACTGATTTTTACTAAATCATTTTCATTTTTTAAATTGTTCATTATTCTATTAATTACTCCTTGCGCTCCATATTGGTAGTGACTTTAATGCAATCAGTCTTGATTGCTCCTTTATTATAAATAGTCTGTCTTTTGACAAACGACCATTTTTTTACAACTTTACCTAATATTCCTTACCTTAAAGTGACAATACATTAATTTTAACGAAATTAAAAGGATAAAAAAACTTATCTACTCCCCTATAAACTCCTCTATCTTAGAGGATAGCATTTCGATGACTTCCATCTTCATATCTTCATCATCCAATACTTGGAAATATTTGCTATACACAGCAACGAAAATATCGTCAAACTCCTTTATTCCTCTATTCATCAAATCGATTATCTCAGTAGTATATATGTCATTTGGTTTAAATGTTGTTATACAATCCTCTATTACTGTCGGCCCAGACTCTTTTATAACTTCAATTTCTTCTTCTATAATGTCGCTATCATCTTGGTTATATTCCTCGATTACAATAGATTGCGGTTGAATAAGGGATTTAATTTGCTCCTTTAATTCTCTATTTTCTTCAATCAATTTATTTATAAGCTCCTCATATTTAACCACTTCAACAGATTTAAACTCCTTGATAACATGGGGCTTAGGTCTTTTGGTCGATAACGGCAATATCAAATAATTTAAATCTTGAAAATGTCTAGCGAATGTATAGATATTAACATCCAAATGAATTAGTTCATTTGATTTATTTTTTAACGTCCAACCGTCAATTACTCTATATGTACGTGCTTTTTTATTGTTGGTACCATATTCACCAATAACCTCAATTAATTGATTATCAAAAAGGAATTTAATTAATTTTTGTAATTCATTTTTGGTAGTGAATACTTGCTTGTGCGCACGTATATGTAACTGATAACTATTTGAATAGTAGGAGTTTTGACCTATAACTTTATCTCCTCTGTTGATTAACCATATTAAAAAATATAGTTTTGTCTTGAAAAGTGGTGTACAGTTTACCGCTTGTTGATTGATTTTTTCGATTACCGTCATTGGTAATGAGATAGTGACGATGTTTTTATCGTCAGTGGTAATAATACCATTCACGTCTATTTCCATTTTTTTATTTTTATATTTTTAATTTTTTTAAATTCTGTCCCAAATTCTAATTTTGCCTGTGGTTACAGAAAGGGTACAGTAGCTACTCTGTACCCATTTTAAAAACTAAAATTTGGAAATATCCTTTTTATTATAAATAGTATACTTTTTGAGAAAGTTTCATTTTGTATAATAAAAAAGTAAATTAATTTACTTTACATTAATATATAATCTTTTTATAGAAAAGTCAAGTATAAAAAATTTATTTTTTTTATATTATTTAAATTACACTACTCATTATAACCTACACTATAACCTACATTATAACCTACACTATAACCTACATTATAACCTACATTATAACCTACACTATCGCCTACACTATAACCTACACTATAGCTCATCATCTAATGGTAATGGTTTTGGTTTTAATCTTGAAAATAAAAATGAAATTGATTGTGGTTTTGAATGTGGTCTTAATAGGGGATTGAAGTTATATTATATATCTTTTTTAATTTTTATATTTTTCAATCCTGATAAGGATTTGAGGAATTTTGATTGATAATATTTTTGTAAATTCAATTGAAAAAGAATTATATCAATTTTTATAAATTTGAGATTCTCAATATATCTTTAAGAAATCCTTCAATTTAAGCTATCAGGCGGAGCCTGTAATCAGCTATAATATTTAAATTAACTTCCTCTTCAATTTCAACTTAAACTCTCTCAAATCGTCTTAAATAGAGCCAAATTTATATCGGGGAGGTTCCGCCCAACGCCGTTCGGAATATTCATCCAAAAAACTATAATAAAAAAAAGGGCTTAAATGCCCTTCTCATATTTTTTAATCATTTTGTCATATTCTTCATAAGTCAGTTCTTTGGGTTCTTTAGCTATCGATAGCTGTGCAAAACCATCTTTAAAAACATGAAACAAGAACTTATCGTCAATCTGCTGATATGTATTAAATTTTAAAATACTAGAATCTATTTTATTTAATCTAGCTATTTCATCATTAATATCCTCAAAGAGTTCTCTATCAACTGAATAAATATCATAATCTCTAATTGTGCTTTCCATACTAAGTCTTTTTATTCTATAATAACACTACTATACAATTTTGTTAAGAATCTAATAGAGTCTAATTTTTTTAAAGCTTTCTATTTCATTCATTTTGGCTATAACAAAACTGTCGTAGTAATTTCTTAAAAAAGGGAATAATTTATACCTATCTGTTTCCCCTGAATGTCGTAAATCTCCATTTTCAGATTCAACAGTCGTTGCCCACTCGTCTTGGGTATTCGTATCAAAATAAGTAAACTGAATTTTATATGGCTCCATATCCGATAGCACCTTAAAATCAAACTTATATGAATCTTTCCCCCTAGCTACCAACATAGAATCATTGTAAATAGACTTCTCATTTCTTCGCAACTCGCTAATTAACCAAGGCTTCAACACATCGTTTACTACACCTCCTTGAAATACATTTCCACCGCTAGTGATAAATTCCACTGTATTTTTACCAAATTCCGCATCTATCCAATCAACACCTGTATTGGAACTACTATCAATTACCTTAAACCTCGCTTTAAAAGGAATAGAATCGTTTAAAAACTCTCCTTCGAAAACCAAATAATCTGACCCATCATAAGAATGTCTCAGTTTATCTTCAAAAAAATATAACTTCATACTTTAAATAAAATAGTTAAACCTAAATATAGTTATTTGCATTATAATTCACGTATCACTTTCTCTTTTATCTTCACATATTTAGCAATCTTCTTAATGTAAGCTTCTGTACTTTTTTGGCTCTTATGCCGATTGATAACGGATAGTTCAATTTGTGTCCAACCGTCTAAAAGCTTATGGACATTAGATGTGTGTTTGAAGGAATATAGATTATATCCAGTACCGATATATAACCCCAAAGGCTTCAATATACCCTCTCTGAAAAGATTTGAGAAGTGATTAATATACAACTGCTTTTTACCCCACGTTTCACCGTCAACCTTCGTACATTCATTTGAAAATATATAATCATCGTTTTCTGCTTCTTCAAGATTTAATTCAATAATCAGCTTCCGTAATGGCTCGGTAATATCCACGGTTTGTTTGGACTTATTTTTTGCTGTTGATGCCTTAAATTGGATAAAATTGTCTTTGATGTTCTCCTTTTTTAAATTCCTTAACTCCGTAGGTCTAGCGCAAGTATGATACATAAACGAAGTAAATAAATAAAGCTTTTTATGGCTTTTAACGGCTTCCATTATTGTTTCAAAGTGTCCATCAGCAAATGGTTCGTTCTTGTCTTCTGTGTCTTTATTTGAGGTTATATTAGACACGTCTTCCATAGGATTATTAAAGATTATTCTTTTTTTAATGAAGTGCTTGAAGAAAGTCGTGTAATTGCTTTTAACATTCTTCAATGTGGAGTCAGCATAAATATTTTCATTGACAAGGTAATGAATAACTTCTTCCATATGTATTGGAGTAACATTTTCTAGAAGCTTATTTGCAAATTTAGAAACGATAAAATCTAAGCGTTTCTTGATTTTTGGTATATCATCAGTAACATCATTATCTTTAAGAAACTTTTCATAAATGTCAACAGCTTCTTTAACTGTTATACGAGTATCTATTATTTCATTTACACCTGCATACTTATTCTTATCATTTTCAGAATAAGGATTTAGTCCCTGTTTAAGCATATCATGGATAATTTCCAATCTCGCAATACATTCAACCTCTTGGTCTAAAATTGGTATTTTGGTTGTTATTCTTTCCTTTTCCTGCTTACCATTAATAGAGACACCAATCACCCACCCTTTACCCAATTTCCCTTTGGTTCCTTTTTTTGCACTCGTTATTGTTTTACCCTCTTTATTAATAAAGATTATTTGTTCTCCGTTGACCGCTCTAGGTAGCGTATATTTTGATATAGCCAT